GTTGTTCATGTGCGGCTTGCGCGTGAGCGTCAATCCACGGTGCCATGACATCACGTTTTACGTCAACCGCATTTCTAAAAAGAACAACACCACCACCAAGATGAACGTCGTCAAATCCATCGATTTCCAATACTTCTTCTCTGCCAATGCGAGGGGTTGACGCGGAATAAATGTTCATCTTAGTTTTTTACTCCTGGGGTTTCACTACTGGTTGCTCTTCGTTGCAGCATGCGTCTAGGTAACTTTTCATCTTGTCAAGTTGTTGGGTGAGTTCAGTGGACAACTCGTTCGTGCTCCACGAGGAAATAATGAAATTTTGATTCATTGCTGGCACCTTCAATACATCTGTAAGCCGCTCTGGCTGATAAGCAATTATCCCCCCTGGTCTTACTTCTACTTTGTTCCCGTTTAGAGACAGATACACACTCTCACTCGTGGTATGACCACCCAGCCACACAATTGCCACAGTTGACATTGGTGAAAAATATGACCCGACTGGGGTAAGTGGTGCGACCGTGTCAACTTCTCGAACACCAGCAAACATGGCCGAAAGGTGCAATTGGGAATCGCCACCCTTATTGACAAAGTCCTGTGTTTTGCGATATATCTGCATGGAAAGTCGCTGCAGTGCATGGGATGAATATCTCTTGTACTGAAGTGTGGTGAACCATTCAGCAAATTTGACACTTGGGGATGGGATTGATATGTAACTCCATTGCTCGTCTGCATTCAGTATCCACGAAATGTATTCGCATTCTTCTGCGCTGAGGAAATTGTCTTTGCGTTGAATATTGGATTTTTCCATATATAAATACTAGGACATGTCGTGGAACTGCACTGATGCGACTTTATTCCTTGCCAATGCCATCAACTCCTTGTACCGCTCAAGCGCCGGGTTCTTGGTCCATGTTGAAGAGATTGTGTATCTCGTAGTTCCGGAAATTTTGGTGACACCGTGAAGGTGGGAATGACCGGCGTCATGCGCATACAACATCCCGGTTTTTGGCTGAACCTGTAACCCGTAGTAGGGGTAGAAAGGTTTACCGCCCGTGTAATCATCGTTGAGGAAAACAACACTTCCAGCAACCCTGTCTAACCCCTCCACTTGGTCAATGTGTGTCATTTGCCAACTTCCAACTGGCCATCTCACTATTCCAATTTGGTCCACGTATACTTCTTGACCGAACCATTCTGATATGGTTCGTTTGATTCTGTCGTGGATATCCAGAGCAATTTTTTGCGAAACCAAACCAGCACTTGGTCTATTCTCCAACATCCCAAAAAGTGGACAATTTCTATCTTCCCAAAAAGGTATTGTCGGTATCCACCAGTCTTCCGATTCTGTGGCAAGCCAAATCAAATAATCACATTCATCTTTTGACAGCAAATTGTCCTCGGTGAATATCTTTGGGCTTTCTGGCTCATCAACAAATTGATACGGAAACCCACTTCTGTCCATGGTGTGGAGGGGGCGTGGCTCGTTTGTTTCTTGATTTACAAAGAACTCAAAATTCTTGTATTGAAAACTCGTTTTATCAGAAAAATCAAACATCACCATTTACCCAGCGGACACGAGGAATGAATTAGTTTTGTCTTTAGTTTCATAAAGCATCCGCACTCTTTGCATTGCTTGGTCAATTTGATGAGGCTTGGACACTGCTCGCATATCTCATAGCGACGCTTGGCAACATCATCGGTGGTGTAATTTTCCTTGTCCAACATGTCTGTCGGTCTCACCGATGCTCCGTTCTCCAACTGGGCAGCTCGACGCTTCTTGTACTCTTCCCATGCGCTCATGCAATTATTCTCCTTCGCCTTGGTCAAAGGCGGCGTTTTCGTTTGCAATCGTTGCGAACACCGTTTCCTCCAAAATTATTCAACTGGTGGATGAAAGTTTTCGCCGTCAAATGTCCAACCCATGGTATTTTTCCATGCCGGCGTAACCATTACCTTGTCGTCCCCGTGCAATTCTATGATTGTCGGATTTGACGACAAGCAGGCAATGCTTGGCAGAAAATCAGGATGCGCAGATATTGACATCTTGAAGCCAACCTCCCCATCAACGACGAATGCAAACGTCCTAAAAGCCTCAGGGGCCGCACTCGGTGTATCGGTCGGTGCCGGCTCGGTTATGCGCATGGGTGAGAAAAATGCCGGAATTGATTCATCGCTCATTTGTTTTCCTCCGTTTGTCTACGCCAAACTCTAACATATCTTGGTGTTACGCACATGATGCATTTAGTGCCAGACTTGCGCAACAGCCATATCCGCAAGGATGGACGTATTCATCATAACTACCAGTGCACCCTCCATTGCAGATACCCGCGAAGAAGGAGCAGTTCGTGTGGTTGACTACTCTTTGTGTGTAAACAAAGTGCGGCATTGCGCATGGGACAGCGGCAAGACACGTTGCACAGCTTGGCGGCCCTGGCGGCGGTGGCGGCGGCGGTTGCGGCGGCGGTACCGGAGGAGTTACACCGCTGGAATAGCCACAACAGCCCTCCCTAAATGCCCCATGGTACCCGCCCTCCCCGGTTGGGCAATATTGGCAATAGTAGAAATATGAGGCTTGTCCGTCGCAGGTGCACCCATTTGCAGGACCACCACACGGTGTGGTTCCCATGCATGGAGCACATTTCTCTGGACCTGGAGAATAGTTGCAACCGCATGGTTTGTTGTCGCACGGTACCTGGGGGGGCTGTGGTGGCGGTGGTGGCGGTGGGGGAGGCGGTGGTGCCGGTGCCTGCGGAATAACGGCACTGGATGCTCCAGATGAACTGTTAATCCCATAGCCACTTATCGTCGTCACGATAAACGTATAAGACGTTCCATTGGAAAGACCAGCAACGGTTATCGGCGATGCGCTACCCGATGCTGTTGCTCCGCCAGGGCTTGCTGTGACCACATACGTGGCGACACCCTTGCCGTCGTATACGGGTGGAGTGAAACTTACGGTTACCTGAGCGTTTCCAGCAGAGGCACTTATATTTGTTGGGGGACCAACATACTTGCCGCCACTGGATGTATTGCCAGGAATCACGACTCGCTCAAATCGCCTATCAGCAGCCAAGCGTTCGTATCGGCACATTTCAAAAGTGTTGCCGAAGAATACCGTGCTCTCAAGAATTTTCCTGGCGTAGCGTAGATATTTACCGCGTTAGACTCTCCTACGATTTCCAAGGTACCCGACCCATACCTAACAAGATGAATTTGTGCACCTTCAGGAAAATCCACAGTGGCTTGCAAGGGAACTGTAATAGTTCTACTGCTTGAGGAATTCATTTTGATGAATTTATTCTTATCGGTCAGCACAAGTGAATAATTTGCAGTCTTAGTATTAATCGTTGCGTCAGCAATCTTGCCAATTTCTATAGCGGCGTTTGCGCTTATGTCAGCATTGACGATGGTTCCGTCTGCAATTTTTGCTGATGTTACGGCCTCGTCCGCAATCTTCGCTGTGGTTACATTGGCATCAGCAATCTTTACTGTGGTTACATTGGCATCAGCAATCTTTTCTGTGGTTATGTTGGAATCAGCAATCTTTGCCGTGGTTACATTAGCATCAGCAATCTTTACTGTGGTTACTGCGTCATTTGCGATTTTCGCAGAAGCTACAGCACTGTTTGCAATCTCTGTTTCGGTTATCGTTCCAGCAGCTATGTCCGCCGCAATTACTGTTCCTGGTGCAATTTTGTCTGAAGTTACTGAGTTGGCAGCAAGTTTTGCAGTTGTAATACTGCCGTCGCTAACAACAAATTGTTCCGAATCCTGCCATGCGGACCCGTCATAAAATTGAATTGTGTTGCGAGGGGTTGTTCCGTCTGATTCAAATTTTACAAAACACAACATACCCAGTGATAGTGCTGGCTTCCCCGAGCCACCGGTAGAAACGGGAACACCATCACCATACGCCGAATCACGGGCCGCAGGAGTGTTGTAAACGGCTACAACCTGATTCATGAGATAGCCATTTAACTCTTCTGCGGGCAGGGTGTCCCCCGGAAGGAATAATTTGATACCTAAAGATGGCATAGTTTCTCCTTATGCATTTTACTATTCATGCGATTAACCCAACGGGAATCCGGTATTTAGGACCCCAAGTGTTGCATCGTCAAGAGTAAATACAAATTGTGCTTCTGCTGAATGAGTAATTTTGTAGCCCATGGGTCTTGCTTTTTCTGCTGCCGATAGAACCAGGTAACTGCTTTCACCGACGCCAGTAACATCGTCCGTCTCGTTGACAAGGGTTTTAACCCTTATCGCAAACGGGTCACCACCAAAATTTTGCGTAAGGGCGACAACACGTGTTGCTGTTTGATTATTTTTTGTTTTTATTAAAACTTGCTTTATTGAATTAATAATTGAGCCTCTTGTTCCAGAATTGCTTCCAAAACTTCTTGTTCGTAATTGAAATTCCATAAAATCTCTTATGCTGGCAGCATTTTCAAAATAATAATCACCGTTTTTGTTTTGAACATTTTGTATAATATGTTCACCAGTGAAAAGCGAAAGCCAAGGAATATAGTCATCTCGAACGTAATTTATATCGGTCATTACACTATTTGTCCAATATTCCGGAATCCAATCCGGATTTTGCAGTTGGTCTAGTTCAAACCCATACAGCGAGCCATATTCGAGTCTTGTATCTCCAATGGCATGTGTCAATGCATCAATAAATTTAAAAAATGGAAAAGTTGGATTTGAAGACTGCGAATCAAACTCCCAATAAAAGTCAGGCAAATATCTGCGAATTAACCCAATCATTGGATTATTAGCAAACGCCAAATCATGTATTAAGTGTGGACATGTAAAAAATATTGGATTTTGTCCGTGTCCAGAAACATTTATTTCAATTGTTGCTGTGTGATTATCCTCGTCGTCTTCGACAATTGATGTATGTGAGTGAATAGCGTTGTATTTACCACTTGAGAGAGATTGTGTGTATGGGTCTACAGAGGAATTGTCATCAATATACAATTTGGTTGACGTGATTATTTGAGAAGAACATTTCAATTTTGCATTAAAAGACAACGGTCGTCCATTGTCGCTCAAATATAAAGGAGTGCTAACGAGTCGTATTTTTATCGGTTGTATAGTGTTTGGATAAATTACAAGAACATATCTAGATGAAACAGAAAAATTTTCAGATTGAACCTCTGTTGTAATTTCCTGATTCTGTAAGTCAACGGCTTCCCACCCGGTTTGCAAATCAGACAAAAGAACTTGAATACCAAATTCGTCAATTTTTAAAAATGCGTCAGCGTTTGGTAAAAGATTAAAAACCTTTGGCATATTTATTCCAAATCCCAAATTTCAAAAGTTAAATCAATATCTTCTGCGGCAATTATTGGAAGAGTTCCCTTGTTTAAGAACAATATGTCATCGCCATGTTGGGGTAGCCATCCCGTTCCGCTCCTAGAAAGAACAAGGTCTTCCACATATACAACACCAGGAATTGAAGCAATCAAAGAAATCAATTGATTTTTGCGTATTCTATTCGTATTAAAGGGAAACGTAGTTGGATTCAAATAGTTGATAAGTGTTCTCTCAACAATAAATTGAACTTCTTCGTTATTGTATGTTTCGTCAATAATTACTGTTCCAGTTATGCCAAAATTTACAAGAGTTGGGTCAAGAATTTTTAACGTCAAACCAGCAACAGACTTTCCCCTGACATCATTTAGAATTTGCGATTTTTGTGTAGAAGTCAAGAAATCATTTAGCCCGTAAGCAAAAATTGCAACATGTCCAGTCGCGTCAATGCCAGTGTACGCAGAAGCGGTTACTGTAGTGCTTGCAGTATTAGATGCTGTTCTATTGAATGAAAACGTTGTATCTCCTGTTGCTATTATTTCATGAGTGCCATTGAATGTTGTACTTGCTGAGTTATTTAAAACTTCGATTTCAACAACATCGCCAACAACATACAAATGACTATCAACTGTTTGAACAGTTGCCACATTATTTGTTAAAAAAACCTTGTTTATTCCTATTTCTCTATTTACTGTTATATTTTTTGCTTCCTGTAATCCATTTTTTGTCAAATCATATGTCCGCACCCTGCTTATTACGTCCGGATAATTTGTCAACAAATATGAATCAACCTGACTTGATGTTGTTATTGCAGAAGTAAGAGAGCGAAGATATGTGGTTGACTTTGAAAGATATTCTTCGTCTGTATCTGCGTTTATTCCATTTAAGAAATTATTTGGGCTATTTGTAACACACGACTGAATAGGCAACCCAGATGAATTTATTTCAAGTAAAAAATCATCAACTAGTGGTGGAATAACTCCGCCCTGTAAACAAACAAGTGTTGTCGAGGCTGACGGAAAATCTTGCGATATTTCTAGGTCAACTTCATCAATTATTAACTGTTCCACTGTTTGGAATCCAATTTCAATGATTTCATCTTCAAATGAAGATTTATAAGTAAATACAGTTCCGGCAGGTATTGCTCCTCCGTCGTATGTGTTTAGGGTAACCGTTGCGTCGACAGTGGCAAAAACTGCTTCTTGTCTAGAGTATCCAAGCAGTGTAACAATTCCGGCCATGAGCCTGTCTGGTATTCTGTTTATTGCGGCAATATTTAAAGAAGATATATACGATATTGCTTGAAATATTGCGTCTTCTGGTGTTCCTGTTCGAAGATTGAATTCAGGCAAAGCAAGCCTTGCCACCTCAAGAGCGTCGCGATAAATATCACCAGGCTCTTTATCAAATATTTTTAAATTTACATATTCCGAAAAATCTGCAGGCATGACTATCTCTCTTCTATTTCAAAAGAAAATTTAACATTAATCATTGAATTATTATCTTGTTGTGTAACAACCTCGGTTACTCTTACCTCTGGAACGTATCTTGCCGCATTCAAAATAAACAAACCTTTGTCTACGGTTCTTAGTGTTGGGTCATAGGCGCCAAATTGCGGAGTCATCGGGTGCGTCAGTGGTTCAGTCAATATGGATATTGACAAAAGCTGTGAATAATAATCAAATTCTCCCTCTTTTAATTTTTTTAGCCCAGTTGAGTCAAACGCTAGGGGAAACTGAATCATGTCCATGGCTTTAGTCCGTTTGTTTATATGTTTGTAGATTTATATTTCCAAGTTGCACTTGAGCTCTCAATGCGTTTATTTGAGCCTGCATTTGGTCAACAAGTGCATTAAATTTTTCTGCTCCTGTAAATATGTCTTTTTTAATATTTTCTGCCCCCAAAACAACTGCTTTATTAAAGAATTCATCAGTAAAAGTAAGAGTAATGGAGTCCTTTTTGGACAGCTTGTTTCTTTTCGTGGTTCCAATCGGCAATATTGGACCAAAACTTGTAATTCCCAAATCGCCAATGCTGACCATTATTCTTCCAGATTTGTCAACGCTCAAAACAGAACAAGAATAGAATCTTCCGGGCTGTAATGGATGTGAAGATGCTTTGTCTGTTGCAATTACATCTGGTTGCATTCTTTTCTTTGACATTTATTTACGCTCCGTTTGTATTGACAATTTTACTAAACCCATGAGGAATCCGAGCCACCTGCAGTGTTCGGAATAGAACTGAGTGCACTTTCATATTGTGGAAATCGATGTTTTAGAATCAATCGTTGTTGTAAAGATATGAGTTTTCCATAATCTCTTGCGTTTAAAATTGCATCTTTTTCTGTTTTGCCTCGAAGAACTCCAAGATGTTTTCCTGACCCTTCGTATCCACCAGCGTTCCAAAACTTGCTTTCTACTTGCGAAAGGTAATTTTCTTTTGTTACCGCAAGTCCATTTTCCGTGTAGATAAGTGGCAAAAGAATCGCTCGATATTCACTTCCGTATTGTTCCGTAATTGTTAATGAAAAAATTGTTTTGGGTTCATTGTTGCCATCTGGCAAAACTGGACGAGTGTACAAATCTAGATTTCCAGAATAAATAAGACTATTTCTGTCTCCCGTGCTTTTTTCCGTTGGTTTCCCGTTTGTTATTAAATTAATAAATGCTGGATATTCAATTGTTAAATTCGCATATTCCATTCTTGGGTATCTGTCCAACTGGCCGGCTGCCTGTGGATACAGAATTATGCGTGCATCTTGCCTGATTCCGGCAGCAGATTGTCCTGCATCATTTTTATTATTTTGTTTTACTACCCGAACAGATATAGAACCATCAGCATAAGTCTGCAGATATTTTATTCCTACTGGAAGTTCTTTCTTTTTGTATTTTTCTTCATCTCTGTTTGGGGTTCTAAAACTGACACTTACTGGGTCTGGTGACATTTCATTATATGAAACACTGTCAATCAAATAATATCCCGACATGTTTGGAATATTTCCAACGTATGCTGTCATTCCTGGTCGTATTTGTGTTCCACTTATTCTTTCTACTGTGCAACTTCCATCAGCCTCTCTTGGGTCATTATCTGATTTTGTTATAGATGGATACCCCGTCAAAGTAAATATTCCAGCCCTGCCTATGTAGTTGACTCCCTTATTTGGAAATTGTAAAGAAATAAATTTTTTTTGTTTTGTTCCATCCTGTATTCGCTTTTTAGGATTTTTGGGGTCTTTTTTAAATTTCGGTACGGTAAGTGAGTTGCTGCCCCATTTATCTAATAGCCATTCTTCTGAACCAAAAACCAAAATTCCATCAACTTCGAACAATATAAATTTTGCATCTCCGGCAAGACGTTTCATTATGTCCCACAATGAGTCTGCTTGTTTGCTTCCGGAAGATTTTATTTGCTGTGATTTTCCGGTTTGTTGTCCATAAAATTCTAATCCAAATTTTTTTGCCGCGTTTCGCACAAAAGCAGTGCCGGTTCCTTTTATGGATGATGCAATTTTTCTATCTCGTTTCATTTGTTGTACTGCTTTTGTATAACATTTAATTGAAAACGCAGGACTACCGCCAGGACCTTGAGAAACACTTACGTTTGCTATCTCGAATAATTGTCTTACAAATACTATGTTTGGCTCAAACGGCTGCAATCGACCAAGTGTTTGTGTCTCATAAATTACATCTCTGGCAAGTGTAAAATAATTATTTTCTGCCATTTGCAAATCGGGGTCGATAACTTCAAATGACAGCTCAGATGCCATGTCCATTGTGTAGTTCACACTTGCTTGTGTCAATAGACCAGATACGTCTGTAAAAGCGCCAGAACCCAGATTTGGCAAATCCGCTATAAGTATTTTTCTTTCATAAGGTCCACGATTCTGTCTTGACAGCGACCATTCTGGAAATGAAACAACCGGTGCAGCTGTTGCGTCCAATGATTTTTCTGTATTATTTTTAGATTTTGCCGCAAGTTTTGCTTTTAGCGCTGCTATGGCTTCTAAGGTATCTGGGCTAGGCATAAATTAGCTGGCCCCCGGAGGACAGTCGGTTTGTGGCTCCCCATTGGGGCCTTGGGTCGTATCGGTTGTCCATCTATTTACACATGTTGAGTCCGTTGTCGGCGGGGGTGGTACTTGCGGTATGTCTTTTGGTGGGCGTGGCATGACTATCAAATTTGGACCCTCAAGTGGCAATTCTTGAATTGTCATATTTACAGTCGCCCTATTTATACTGCCTGGCGGCACATCTGCTCTTGAGGGTGGTAATGAACCATCTCCAGAACGAGAACGCTGAGCTGATGTTATTGATAAATCAACTATTGCAAAAACAATTCCACTTCCACCAGTTAGATGCGGAACAATAATTTGTTCTTGAAACATTGCGTCAAATCCAAGAAAAGTTACAGGTTGTGGGCGCATTGACATTTTTCTAAGCTGCTTTAGTTTTGCATCTACTGACGTATATAGATTTCCCGCATCACCAACAACAAACTCAAATTGTATTTTCATTAGTCTAAAGTTTTTAAAATCTATATATGGGGTGTTGTTGACTCTATCTATTTCTGTCCATTCTGCACCAATGTTTGAGTATGTTACGTTATTTGGCCTGTAATCAAATACAAATCTGTCAGGTGCGGACAAAGTTGAGCCACTCGCGTCTTTGTAGTACTGAATCATTTGTGGCTTATCAACAGAAAAATTACCAAACTCGCCGGTTGCGCCAGCGCCACCAATCATGCCCGTTGATACTCTTCTTGTGACCCTAACTGTTGATGCTTTGGTCTTTTCGAACCCATCATCGGACTTATACTCTTCCGTGCCATCCGGTGACAAACGTAAAAATCTTCCATCTAGTGACCACGAACCAGGAACACTTTCCCCAGAAAGCCCCCTGAGTGTGGTCATGTCTAAATTTTCTATAATTTGAGTTGCGCCAGCAAATGGAACTCCAGTAGAAACAAGTTCTTGTATTTGTCGTATTGTAAAATTTTGAAGATTAATTTCTGTTGCGTCACCTATAAATGAATCCCATTTTGAAACCTGAAAATCACCAACCAATGGAAGGTCTTTAAGTATTGGTTTGTCGGCAATCGGAAAAAACCTTCTCAATAGTGGGTGGTACCAAAAATATGATGGGATTATGCTTGTGTCACTCATCCTTC